CTAACACGGCAAACATTGCAACTAACACCGCAGACATTGATACAAACACTGCAGACATTGCAACTAACACGGCAAACATTGCAACTAACACGGCGGACATTGCAACTAACACGGCGGACATTGCAAGTATAGTAACCTATCCCTTCACGACCGATATTGATGCTGGCGTTGTACGAACACGAGATTTGAGTTCAATTACAGACCAGTCTGGTTATGAAGGTGATACCGATCTTGCTAGCGTCTATGTAGGAAGTAATGTGACGTCAATTGGAAGTAATTCTTTTGATGGTTGTATAAGCCTTAAAACTATTGTTATTTCTGACAGCGTGACTTCCATTGGAAATGGGGCTTTCGCGGGTTGCGCGGAGCTTACTAGCATAACTATTCCTAGTGGCGTGACTACGATTGCAGATTATTTATTTCAGCACTGCTCGAAACTTTTTACCATAACTATTCCCGATAGTGTAACTTCAATTGGGAATTACTCTTTCCAAAACGCATCGCTAGGTAGCATAACTATTCCCGATAGTGTAACTTCAATTGGAGCTGGCGCTTTTGGTAGCACTCCACTTGAAAGCATAACTATTCCTGATGGTGTATCTTCGATTGAAAATTACACTTTTAGTTATTGTACGTTTCTTACCAGCGCAACTATTCCTAATAGTGTGACCACGATTGGAAATAGGGCTTTTTATAGCTGCTACAGACTTACTGACCTAACTATTCCTAATAGTGTAACTTCAATTGGAAATAGCGCTTTTTATAACTGCCAGAGATTTACCGACATAACTATTCCCGATAGTGTGTCTACGATTGGGAATTACGCTTTCTCATTCTGCAGTAATGTAACTAGTATTACGATAGGAAGCGGTGTGACTTCAATTGGAGAGACGGCTTTTGGATATTCGCCAGTGACTTCATTGAACTGCCTCGCTACAACTGCCCCTACTTTGGCAGCACAGGGCTCATTCGGGAGTCTAATGACAACAGAAATACACGTTCCTGTTGGGGCAACAGGTTACGGCACAACTTATGATGGGTTGACGGTTATTTATGACCTATAAAAATTATGAAATACGCATTAATTGATACGGAGGGATTTATCCTCGAAACATCTGCAGAAGAGCTAACAAGTGTCCCCGACATTTACAGCGTTGTAGAAATCACAGACGAACAAGCTCTGCAGCTTGAGTCATCAAGTTCGCCACTATTTTTAATTAATGGAAACTTGGTTAGCCTTAGAGGTAAGCTTTGGGCAGAAAATCCAGAGCCAATGAAAGAAGTGATTAGGCGGAAGCGAAACAATCTGCTAGCTAATTCCGATTGGACGCAATTAAGTGATTCTCCGCTTGACGAAGATACTCGTTCTGCTTGGGCTACCTATCGCCAAAACTTGCGTGACCTTACGGATAACATCGACGAGAATGGGGAAGTAGATTATCCAGTGGCACCTTAGAAGTTATAAATAGAATTATGGCTAAACCAAATACACGACAAGGATTAATTGATTATTGCTTAAGAGCGCTTGGAGCTCCAGTAATTGAGATTAACGTAGATGATGATCAATTAGAAGATCGCATCGATGAGGCTATTCAATATTATCAAGAATATCATTCAGATGCCATTGTAAGAGTATATCGTAAACATCAAGTAACTTCTGATGATATTACAAATCAATATATTACTTTACCAGATAATCTTTTATTCGTAAATAGAATCTTTCCATTTAGTAGTTCAAAACACTCTACTGGTATGTTTTCAGTTGATTATCAAATTCATCTAAATGATATATTTGATTTACATCAGGCAGAAGGATTGGTTCATTATGAAATGACTAAACAATATCTTTCTTTGATTGATCGTCAGGTGAATGGAATGCAACAACTTTCGACATTCTCTCGACATCAGAATAGATTATATATTGAAGCAGATTGGAGTTCAAAGATCGGGGAAGGTGAATACATAATTGTCGAAGGTTATGAAACACTCGATCCCGATACATATACTGATATTTATAATGATATGCTTTTAAAGAAATATCTTACTGCTCTTATTAAACGCCAGTGGGGTTTGAATTTAATTAAATTTGAAGGAATGCAATTGCCCGGTGGTGTTACACTTAATGGTAGACAGATCTATGATGATGCTGTACAAGATATTGAGAAGATTGAAGAAGATATGCAACTCACATATGAGATGCCTCCAGACTTCTTTGTTGGATAAATAGTAACATGCCAAGAAATCAATATTTCAGTTTAGGAGCGACATCTGAAAAGAACCTCTATGAAGATATAGTCATAGAAGGTCTTCGTATATATGGCCATGATGTATACTATCTTCCAAGGACTATTATCAATGAAGATGGTATATTTAATGAAGCATCATTGAGTGAATTTGGTGAAGCTTTCCAAATTGAAATGTATGTTGAAAATATCGATGGTTTTGAGGGAGAAGGTGATCTACTTTCAAAGTTTGGCTTAGAAATGAGAGATCAAATGAAACTTGTTGTCTCCAATCGTAGATGGGAACAACTTGTTGGTAGATTCCAAACTACTGCTGAAGTCAGACCTCAAGAAGGTGATCTTATATATTTTCCACTTGTAAAAGGCTTATTTGAAATTCGTTATGTCGAAGAAGAAACACCATTTTATCAACTTCAAAATATTCCAACATTTAAATTAAGTTGTGAATTATTCGAATATTCTAATGAAGAGATTGATACTGGTGTTGCAGAGATTGATTCATTTGAGACTAAGTTTGCGAGTAGAACTACTATAAACTTAGGAACAGGATCAGGCACTTTCGAATTAGGTGAAGATGTAACACAAGCTGTTGGTTCTCTAACAATAAGTGGTGAGATTGCTGAGATAAGATCAGATGAACTTGATATAGTTGGTATCACATCTAGTGATGGGACTAATACATCCTTCGATATAACAAACGCTTCAAACGGAAATATAATCGGTTCTTCATCAGAAGCTCTTTATCAAGTAATATCAATAGATAATGATTTCAAAAATATTGATGATGTCGATCCATTTGCCGACAATGAAGAACTTGAATCATTCGTCTCAGATGGAAATTTCATTGACTTCAGTGAACAGAATCCATTTGGTATACCAGATATAACATAATGCTTACGGGAACACATTTTTATAATCAAACACTTAAGAAGTCTGTTTCAGTTTTTGGAACAATTTTTAATAATATTCGTGTAGTTAAACATGGCGGTGTTGAGGAAAGAGTACCAATTGCATATGGACCAAGACAAAAGTTTCTAGCTAGACTTGAACAGTCAAGTAGTAGAGATGAGCACATTGCAATTAAAGTGCCTAGAATGAGTTTTGAAATAACTGATTTATCATATGATTCTGCGATCAGTTTAAATAAGATGAATAAATTATCTTATCCATCTTCTGGTTCATCTTTATCGAGAGATACTTTAAATCAAAGTGTGCCGTATACATTGACGATGGAATTAAATATTATTTCAAAGACACAGGATGAGGCCCTTCAGATAGTTGAACAAATTTTACCTACATTCACACCAGAATATACAGTTGCAATTAATGGTATGAATGGACCTAATACATCAGTTGATGTACCAATCATATTAAATTCTGTTTCTATCCCTAATGAATATGAGGGAGATTTTGAAACTAGAGATACTATAATCTACACATTAAGTTTCTCAATGAAAGTAAGATTCACTGGAGCAGTTGTTCCGAAAGCGGTCATACGTGATGTCACAGTTGATATGTATAATGATACTGATCCAACTTCCGCTCCTGAAGCACTTGATAGAGTTAATGTGAAACTAGCTTCAGATAATGATACTCCAGAAAATTTTACATTGATCACCACATTTGGATTTGATGATTCTCCATAGTTATATTATGAATAAAACTAAAGATGATATTTTAACTGCACTTGAAACAAACCTTCCACAACAATTAAAAAAGATAAAAACTGAGGTAGCTCAGACTGAGATTGTTGCTGATACAGAGGAAGATTATGTTTATTCAAGAGATAAGATTAAAGAGTTAATCGAAAAGGCAGAAGAAGCTATTGATAATATGATGGCTCTTGCTAGTGAGACTGAGCATCCAAGAGCATTCGAAGTTCTTGCTGGTATGTTTAAGACTACTACTGATATGATGGATCAATTGATCACACTTCAAAAGAAGAGAAAAGAATTGACGCAATCAGAAGAACAAAAAGCATCAGCTTCTTCTGGTAGTACGACAAATAATGCAATCTTTGTTGGTTCTACTACTGAACTACAAAAGTTTTTGAGTAATAATAATAATGACAATAGTTAATGGTGAAGCGGGATATTTAGGAAATCCGCTCGTAAAAAGAGATGGTATTAACCAAAACTTTTCACAGGAGGAAGTTGCTGAATATGTAAAGTGTATGAAAGATCCGATATACTTTGCGGAAAAGTATATTAAAGTAATCTCGTTAGATGACGGATTAGTACCATTTAAACCGTATGAATATCAAGAAAGGATGTTCAAGCACTTCAATGAGAATAGATTCTCTATTGTTCTTGCATGTCGTCAATCGGGTAAATCAATTAGCACCGTCATTTATATTTTATGGTATGCAATCTTTCATCCAGAAAAAACTATTGCGATTCTAGCAAATAAGGGAGCCACAGCGAGAGAGATGCTTTCTCGCGTTACTCTTGCGCTCGAGAATCTTCCGTTCTTTCTCCAGCCAGGATGTAAGGCGTTAAATAAGGGTAATATCACATTTGCTAATAATACAAAGATTGTTGCAGCTGCAACATCTGGTTCATCAATTCGTGGTCTATCTGTCAATCTTCTGTTCCTTGATGAATTTGCCTTCGTTGAAAATGCGGCTGAATTCTATACTTCAACATATCCTGTTGTTTCGGCTGGTAAAGAAACGAAGGTTATTATTACATCTACAGCAAATGGAGTTGGTAATATATTTCATCGTCTATATGAAGGTGCTGTTCAAGGTACTAATGAGTTTAAAGCATTTAGAGTCGATTGGTGGGATGTTCCTGGTCGTGATGAAGAGTGGAAAAAACAAACGGTATCAAATACTTCAGAGCTTCAATTCGAACAAGAATTCGGTAACTCCTTTCATGGTACGTCAAATACGCTTATATCTTCAAATACATTATTAGAGTTAAAAGCACAAAATCCAGTAGAAGTTCGAAATGATGTGTTTGTTTATGAACGACCTAAAGACGGTTATCGATATATTATGACAGTTGATGTGTCAAAGGGAAGAGGCCAAGATTACTCGACATTTAATATTATAAAAATGGCTGATGATGGATTCTCTCAGGTTTGTACATATAGGAATAATCTAGTATCTCCAATGCTTTTCCCTGATATTATTGTCAAAATGGCATCTTTATACAATAATGCTATGGTAATAATTGAAAACAATGATGCTGGACAGGTTGTATGTAATCATGTTTATTATGATTATGAATATGAAAACACGTTTGTATCTTCGTCAGTTAAATCAGATGGTATTGGTGTAATGATGTCCAAACGAGTAAAGAGAATAGGATGCTCGAATCTTAAAGATATTATAGAACTAAAGAAATTAAAAATAGTTGACAGTGCAACTATTGATGAATTATCAACTTTTGAAGTCAAAAAAAATAGTTACTCAGCCTCGGTTGGAAATCATGATGATTTGGTTATGAATCTAGTTATGTTTGCATGGTTTATTTCTTCTGACGCATTCGGAGATTTGTCTGATCGAGATTTAAAGTCTTTATTATATGAAGATAGAGTAAAACAAATGGAAGAAGATATTACTCCTGTAGGAATTATTGACGATAAGAATGTAATTGAAAGTACGCGAGTATACGATGATATGATTGATACTATGAATGAGTGGAATAATCTCTAAATATCGATTAGTATAAATAGAAATCTAACCGATTTGAATCACATCTTATTATGCAACTTATTATTCAACTAAACTAACTGAAAGGAAAAACAAAATGGGTTTTCAAGTATCACCTGGAGTCGAGGTTAAAGAAATCGACTTAACTAATGTAATACCTGCAGTATCTACCTCTATTGGTGGTTATTCTGGGTATTTTCGTTGGGGTCCTGTAAACGAAATTGGTCTTGTAAGTTCTGAAAAAGAGCTTGCTAGTAAATTTGGTTCACCAGACGCCGCACACACACAATCTTTTTTGACTGCTGCTTCATTCTTGAAGTATGGTAATGCATTAAAAGTTGTTCGAGCCGGGAGCGAGAGCAGCGGCTTGCTTAATGCCTGGGCTGGTGTACACGAAGTTCTTAACGGAGGTATTGAGGGCATAACACTCAATTCTGTTCCAACTGAATTTAGCACTAATATTACTGCTACAACTGGTCTTCACATCGTTGAAACTGATGGTGAAGGTAGTGAAGCAGTTATTGAACCACGCTTTGATATTAATGCCATAACAACTGCTACTGGTTATCAATTGACTGCAATTGATCCAACTACGTTGAGCGATGGTTCTCATACTATTACAGTACAAGGCGAAAGTGTATCATTCGATGTAGCATCTGGTGCTGTAACAACTGATATTCCAGGTCTTGGAATTTATGTTCCTGCAGATCCTACTGGCGCAATTACAGTTACTGATACTGTTGCATCTCCTGACGTTAACGTTACTGATGTAGCTTTAACTGGTACTGCTGTATCATTTACATCAACTGCTGCAGGTGCTTCTCCAGCTGGAGATTTCTTCGATGGTGAAATTCTTACAGTTTATACAACAAGTGGTGATGATACTTCTCCTTCCTTTACAATTAGCGTAACGAATAATTCTGGAACACCTGAATTTGCAATTGCTGCAGGTACTCCTGACGTTTCATTGTTTGATACATTTCCTGCTTCAGTAAATGATCTTAAAGTGTTTCGTGCGAACGGTGATGTAGTTGACGGACTATTTGTCGATCCTGCATACGAGATCGCGGCTATTGCTTCTACTGCTGATGGTTCTGGATACGTAATTGCTAATACAACTGTAGGTATTAGTCCTGACGGTGTTGCTGGTAATGCAGTTAGCGTTGATGCTAGCAACTTTACTTTCGACGAACAAGAAACCGAATTTAGATCTGGTGCATTTATTGCAAATGAGGAAGCATTCGAATTGATGTATTCTACAATTACTAACGAATCTCTTCCTGGTTTGCTTTTTGCAAAATACCCTGGTGAGCTTGGTAATTCTCTTGGAGTGTATATCATTGACGCCGCTTCATGGTCTGATACACCAACACATATTCAAGGAAACTTCGATGGTGCACCTGTACCACAACCAACTGTTGAAGGTTTTGATAATCCAGATGATGGTAAGACATTTGTTCACGTTATTGTATACGATAAAGAAGGTTTGATTACTGGAACAAAAGGTGCAGAACTTGAAAAATGGGCATTCTTAGAGCGTGACGCTGGAGCAACAGCTGCGGATGGTTCAAATAACAACTATCAAGATGTTATTAATGCAAATTCAAATTACATCTATATTGCCCGACCAACAGTTGGTAGCTCAACGCCATATGAATTTAGTGATGGTGCTGATGTTGCTGAAGCTGGTATTGCTGAAGCAGGAGATATTAATGCTGGTTTGGATGTTCTAGCCGATGCAGAAACAGTTGATGTTAATCTTCTCTTTGCGCAAAACGAAGTAAGCGGAAACACTGTTTCTAATTACTTGATGACAGTTGCTTCATCTCGTAAGGATGCAGTAGCATTTGTTTCACCACCGATTTCTGCTTCTACTGGTAATAATCCTTTGGATGCTGTTACAAAATCAATCGGTGGATTGCCAAGAGGTATTGAAGGTTCATATGCAGTATTTGATTCAACTGCGTTATACGTATACAATAAGTATGCTGATAATTACGTTTGGATTCCTGCTTCTGGTCATATGGCTGGTCTTTGTGCTAAGACAGATGATCTTGCAGAGCCTTGGTTCTCGCCTGCTGGTTACAATCGTGGAGGTCTATTAGGCGTTACTAAACTTGCGTTTAATCCTAAACAAGCTGAAAGAGACGAACTCTATAAAGCTGGTATTAATCCAATCGTATCATTCCCTGGACAAGGTATCTTGCTCTTCGGTGATAAGACTGCTCAAGCAAAGCCAAGTGCTTTCGACCGTATCAACGTTCGTAGATTGTTTATCGTTCTTGAAAAAGCGATTGCAACTGCTGCTAAGTATCAATTGTTCGAACTGAATGATGAATTCACTCGTGCGATGTTCAGAAATATGACAGAGCCTTTCCTACGGGATGTTAAAGGTCGTCGTGGTATTACTGACTTCTTGGTTGTATGTGATGAAACTAACAATACTGGTGAAGTGATTGACACTAACCGTTTTGTTGCTGACATCTACATTAAACCAGCTCGTTCGATTAATTTCATCACTCTTAACTTCATTGCTACTCGCACAGGAGTTGATTTCAGTGAAATCGTTGGTAAATAATTATAAATAAAGAAAGGAAATAACTATTATGAGTAACGTAGATGATTTTAAATCAAAACTAATCGGAGGAGGCGCTCGCGCCAATCTCTTTCAAGTTGATATAACAGGTGGCATTGATTCAGGAAGGTTATTGGAATTTATGTGTAAAGGCGCTCAGCTGCCCGCAAGTGTTATAGCACAAATTGATGTACCGTATCGCGGTCGTCAGTTGAAGGTTGCGGGTGACCGTACATTCGAAAACTGGACAATTACTGTTTTCAATGACAATGATAGCAAACTTCGAGGCGAATTCGAAGCTTGGATGAACGATATTAATGCACATGCAAATAATACTGGTGAACTAGATCCATCCGCCTATCAAGTGCAGTTAAATGTTGTACAGCTCGACAGAAAAGGTAATCCAACTAAAAACTACAAAATTGTAGGAGCATTCCCAGTGAATATCTCTGCTATTGATCTTAGCTATGATGCTAATGACGCAATTGAAGAATTCACAGTTGAGTTTGCTTATCAATATTGGACAACTGGTACAGGCGGCGCAGACGAAGGAATTACAAGCTAACTTATAAGAATAAATGAACTATCCCGCTAGGGCTTAAAAACCTTAGCGGGATTTTTTATATAAATAAACTATATGGAATTATTTGGATATCAGATTACTAAAAAGATAGCTTCAAAAGAAGTTAAAAAGGAAAAAGAAGTAATATCATTTGCTCCAAAACCAGAAGATGATGGTGTATCAGCTACAGTAGCAGCTGGTGGATATTATGGGCAATATGTTGATTTAGATGGTACAGCATCATCTAATGATAGAGATCTAATAATTAAATATAGAGAAGCAGCACAACAGCCAGAATGCGATTCGGCTATTAGTGATATTGTAGATGCTGCTATTGCTTCAGCTAATAACGGTGCTCCTGCCGATCTTGTTCTCAATGATTTAGAACAACCAGATAGCATTAAGAAGAAAATAGCTGAAGAATTTAATAATGTATTATCACTTTATAAATTTAATAAGACAGGAGAAAACCTATTTCGTAAATGGTATGTAGATGGACGCATATATTTCCATGTTATCATTGATGAAAAAAATCCAAAAAGAGGAATCTTAGAATTGCGACCGGTTGAATCTCTTTTTATGAAGAAGATAAAGGAGGTCAAAAAGGTAACAGACGCAAAAACAGATGTAGCTACACAAAAAGTGGTTAATGAGTATTATGTATACTCAGAGGATTATAGCGGATCGGGAGCAGGTGTTGTAGGTAGCGGTAATCAAAGTTCAGTGTCTGGTGTAAAGATTTCGAAAGAAGCTATTATTAATGTATCATCAGGTCTTTTAGATGCTACACAAAAGAGAGTTGTATCGTATTTACACAAAGCTTTAAAACCGGTTAATCAGCTTCGGATGATGGAAGATTCGTTGGTGATGTATCGTTATTCACGTGCTCCAGAAAGAAGAATCTTTTATATCGATGTTGGCAATTTGCCAAAGGGTAAAGCTGAAGAATATGTTCAAGGTATTATGAATAAGTATCGTAATAAACTTGTGTATGATGCTCAAACTGGCGATATTAAAGACGATCGTAGACATATGTCAATGCTCGAAGATTTTTGGCTTCCGCGAAGAGAAGGAGGAAGAGGTACAGAAATTACTACTCTTCCAGGTGGAGAAAATCTAGGACAAATCGATGATATTTTATTCTTTCAAAAGAAACTTTATAAAACTCTCAATGTTCCAATCACTCGACTTGATTCAGAAGATTCATTTAATCTTGGTAGAGCTTCAGAAATCTCAAGAGATGAGGTAAAATTTCAGAAGTTTATAGACCGTATTCGTAAGAAATTTTCAACTATTTTGATTGAAGCTCTTCGTATACAGCTTATTCTAAAAGGCATTATTAGTCAATCTGAATGGGAAGAAGTTGCAGAAGATATTTCTATTAACTTTTTAGAAGATAACTACTTTGCTGAACTAAAAGAAAATGAAATATTAAAAGAACGAATTGATATGCTCGATTCGCTAAGCGATCATATTGGTAAGTTCTATTCTACCAAATGGATTCGCAATAATATATTACGTCAAACAGATGAAGACATCGATAGAATTAATAAAGAGATATCATCAGAAGGTGATGATGTAGATGACAACGAAGAAGATCAAGATGTTGAATCAACCAAAATACCGACACAGCCAGATAGTATAGAAGAAGATAATACGGTTCGTAAAGCTTAACTAAAAATGATTGATGAGTAACTGCTATGTCAAATTTAGATAATGTAAATCGTGCAATTTCTGCATGCACAAACAAATAAGTCCGCTGGAAGAAAAGTTAACTCAAAACTAAGAAAATTATAAATAGAATTATGAAAGCACAAGATATATTTAATGGTATTGTTAAAAACGACGAAGAAAGTACTCAAAGAGCATTCGAACAGGCAATTAAAGATAAACTAAACGATGCTCTTGAAGTTCGTAAGGTAGGCCTTACAGCTCAAATTTACAATAAAGCAGAAGAAAAATGAAGCTAATTACAGAACATTTAGAAGCGGTAAACTATATTACCGAAGCAAACGAAAAAGGTGAAAAGAATGTTTTCATCGAAGGCGTTTTTATGCAAGCAGAGCAAGAAAATCGCAATAAAAGAATTTATCCTAAAAACGTACTTTCAGAAGCTACTGCTAAGTACGTTAAGGAGCAGGTTAAAACTGGAAGAGCTGTCGGTGAACTAAATCACCCAGAAGGCCCACAGATTAACCTTGATAAAGTTTCGCACAGAATTACCTCTCTTAAATTTGAAGGTAATGATGTTGTTGGAAAAGCACTAATCCTTGACACACCGATGGGTAAAATTGTGAAAGGTCTCGTTGAAGGTGGAGTTAAGCTTGGTGTTTCAAGTCGTGGTATGGGTACTGTTGAGAGAAGAGAAAACAAATCATATGTTAAGGATGACTTTATCCTTAACACAATTGACATTGTTCAAGATCCCTCTGCACCATCAGCCTTCGTTGAAGGTATTATGGAAGGTGTAGAATGGGTTTGGGATAATGGTCTTCTAAAGCCTCAGCAAATTGAAGAATATGAGACAGAGATCAGAAAAGCATCTTCACGTCGCCTCTCTGAGGCACAAGAAAACGTTTGGCAAGATTTCCTCTCCAATCTCTAATCTAAAAAGAAAGTAAATATATGTCAGAAGATATTATTGAAGACATCACTGAAGAAGCTTTGCTTGAAGATCAGGAGCTTGTGCAGGATACTGCCGAAGAAGTTACTGAAGATCAAAGTTATTCTGATGCAATTAAAAGCGTTCTCTTAGGAGAGTCTAAATCATCTAAAAAAGAATCTGAAGAAGACGAAGAGTCTGATGAAGATGAAGATGAAGATGAAGAAGACGAAATGGAAGAAGGCTATAAAAAGAAAACTGAATCTGAAGAAGACGAAGAGTCTGATGAAGAGGAAGATGAAGAAGAAGAAGAAATGGAAGAAGCTGCTAAAGCTCCTACTGCAACTGGTGATGCTAAATCTGCTGTTATCGTTAAAGATGCAGAAGCTGAAGCTGCTACTACCGCTGCTGATATTAAAAAATCATCAAAAGCTGGTACACAACCAAAAGCAGCCGGTGATGCTAAGTCAGTTAAAGCAACTGATGAGACAGATTCAATTAAATCTGTTGATGCAGCGTCTAAAACTAAAGCAAGTGCAAAAACAGAGGATCTTGATATCCTTATTTCTGCTGAAGCAAATCTAACTGAAGACTTCAAAGCAAAGGCATCTACGTTATTCGAAGCTGCTGTATCTAAAAAGATTGTTGCTGAAAAAGCTCGTTTGGAAGAAGAATACGAACAAAATCTAGTTGAAGAAGTTACTGAAATTAGAGAAAGCCTTGTTACTAAGATTGACGACTATCTTAATTATGTCGTTGAATCATGGGTTGAGGAAAATCAAATTGAAGTAGATTCTAAGCTACGTACTGAAATTGCTGAAGGCTTTATGGATTCTCTTAAGAATCTATTTGTTGAAAGCTATATCGAAGTACCTGAAGCAAAGACTGATTTGTTTGATAAGCTTGAAAGCGAAACTGCAATTATGAAGGAAGAGCTTGAATTAGCGGAAGCTGAAGCGCTTGAACTTTCTGAAAAAGTTGAGCAACTTTCTCGCGAGAAGATTCTTTCAGAACAAACTAAAGATCTTGCTTCTACACAAGTAGAAAAGATGAAAGCACTTACTGAAGAAGTTGAATTTGTATCCGAAGAAGCATTTGCTGAAAAGGTTGCAACAATCAAATCATCAGTATTCTCTTCTTCAAAATCTGATGATATCGTTGAAGAAACAGATTCAGAAATCGAAACAATCGTAGAAGGCGAAAGCGATATTAACGAGAATGTCTCTAACGACATGAAAAAATATCTCTCAGCTCTTACACGAATTAAAGAAAACAATCCCAACGGTAAATAATTTACCACACTTAAAAACAACAATAGAAAGAAATTAATTAATATGTTTAATTCAGAAACAGACATTAAAAAGTGGGCACCTGTGCTTGAGCACGCTGATGCGCCTGCTATTCAAGATAACTACCGCAAAGCTGTAACAGCTAAGCTTCTTGAGAACACTGAAGTTGCTCTTAAGCAAGAAGCTTCTGCATATGGTTCTCTTAACGAAAATAACCAAACAACTGGTGCTGTAAGCAATTTCGATCCAGTTCTTATCTCACTTGTACGTCGTGCAATGCCAAACCTTATCGCTTATGATATTGCTGGTGTTCAGCCAATGAGTGGTCCAACTGGTCTTATCTTCGCGATGAAGAGCCGTTATAACGACACTGCATCTAGCCCAAGTGGTACTAAGATTGGTACAGACGATGCCGAAGCACTTGGTCTTGATGAGCCTAATACAGCGTTCTCTGGAACAGCTGCAGGTTCTCTTGCTGGTGTTGATGGTATTGCTTTACCAAAAGCTACTGGTGAAGCACTTAGTGGTTCTGCTTTCGGTGATATGGGTTTCACAATCGAGAAAGCTTCTGTTGAAGCTAAAACTCGTGCCCTTAAAGCTGAATACACAATGGAGCTTGCTCAAGATCTTAAAGCTATCCACAACTTGGATGCTGAATCAGAACTTGCAAACATCCTTTCAACTGAAATCCTTGCTGAAATCAATCGCGAAGTTATCCAAACTATCAACGCAGTTGCTAAGCCTGGTTTCCAAAATGATGCTGGATCTCCAGTTGCTCCTATTTTCGACCTTGCAGCTGATGCTGACGGTCGTTGGGCAGTTGAAAAGTTCAAGAGCCTTATGTTCCAAATCGAGATCGAAGCAAATGAAATTGCTAAGGAAACTCGTCGCGGTAAAGGTAACTTCATCGTATGTTCAAGTAACGTAGCTTCAGCTCTTGCTGCAGCAGGTTCTCTTGATTACGCTCCAGCTCTTGCAACTAACCTTCAAGTTGACGACACTGGTAACACTTTCGCAGGTGTTCTTAATGGTCGCACTAAGGTTTACATCGACCCATACGCATCTGCTGACTATGTAACAGTTGGATATCGTGGAACTAATCCATACGATGCTGGTATGTTCTATTGCCCATATGTACCACTTACTATGGTACGTGCAGTTGACGAAGCAACTTTCCAACCGAAGATTGCTTTCAAGACTCGTTATGGTATGCAACAGAATCCGTTCGTTGGAACTGCAACAGGTGTTGGAACAGTTGACACAAATCCTTACTTCCGTACATTCAGCGTTGCTAATATCAACGTTGCTGGCTAATTAAGTAAGTCATAATACTTCATTTAAGTGGAGGTCTTTCGAGGCCTCCACTTTTTTTATATAAATATATGTATGACACAACTAACAGATAATTTTAATATGCTCTCGCCAACTGGTTTTAGAGTAACGATCGAATCTCCTAAGTTTTCAAATCTTGAATATTTTATTACTACGTTCAGTCTTCCAACAGTATCATTAGGAGAGACTGAGGCAGCGTATCGAAACTATCAGGGGTTTGTAGCAGGTGATAAAGTAACATACGATGCAGTTGATTTAACTTTCATGGTCGATGAAGATATGAATAATTACATAGAAGTATTTAATTGGATTCAGTCTAATGCAAAGGATCACCTCTCTGCTAAACACGATATTATACTATCAATATTATCAAGTCACAATAACGTGAATAAACAGATCAAATTTATAAATGCGTTACCAACATCTCTAGGAGGAGTAGAGTTTTCTACACAAGCAACCAGTATTGAATACTTACAAAGCACAGTATCATTTAGATATGATTACTTTGAAATAATTAAATAAATTTACAGTATAAATACCTTTATAATATGATGACACTTGATAATATAATGAAAATGTGGGCTGAAGACGTTAAAATTGATGATCTCAACCTTGATGAAGAAACCGTAAAATCTGCTAAATTGCATTCTAAATACCTTGAGATTTTTTCTTTAGCTAAACTTCAGTTAAAGAAAAATGAAATGGAACTCGATAAAACCCGAAAAGAAAAGTGGCTTTATTATAATGGTAAAATGACAAAGGAGCAGATTGACGAAAGATCATGGAAATATGATCCATTTGATGGCATGTCTAAACCGCTTAAATCCGATATGGATATGTATTATAAGACTGATGAGGATATCATTCGTATAAATGGCAAAATCGAATATCAAAATGCGATTGTAGAAACTCTCGAAGAGATTATGAACAACCTTCGGTGGAGGCACACACACATTAAAAATATTTTAGATTTTAAGAAGTTTACTTCTGGTGTATAATGATTCGTGTAAGAAAGAAGAATGAAGCTCATATAGTTCTGGAATCAGATGATTCTGGAATCCTGCGAGAGCTAAGTGAATATTTTACCTTCTATGTTGAAGGCTATAAATTTATGCCCGCATATCGTAATAAAATGTGGGACGGAAAAGTTAGATTGTTTGATATGCGATCACAGCAACTTCCGTTTGGATTATTAGGTCAAGTAGCAGAATTTGCAAAATCCCGAAATTACGAGCTTATCGTTGATACTGATATAAAGCCAACGCTCAGTGCTACGGATGAAGAGCTCGACAAATTTATTCAAGATCTTCCGCTATGTTCTGGTGGTAACGTAATTCAAGCAAGAGATTACCAAATAGATGCTTTTAAAAAGGCTACTAAGTCCCAACGAGCTATCTTATTATCTCCTACTGGATCTGGCAAATCGCTTATTATTTATATGCTTTCGCGTTATTTTCTATCAAAAGATATGGATAGAAAGGTTCTTATCGTAGTTCCTACTACTTCGCTCGTTGAGCAGATGACGAAAGATTTTAATGATTACTCGACTAATGATCCAGAATTTGATACTGAAGAAGATGTTCATAAGATATACTCTGGAAAAGAGAAATTTGATATTAATGCGAGCGTTGTTATTACTACATGGCAAAGCGCTATAAAATTACCTCTTGATTGGTTCATATCTTATGGCATGATTGTTGGAGATGAAGCTCATACGTTTAAAGCTAAGAGTTTAACCACAATCATGAATCGGTTAAATAAAGCATATTTTAGAATTGGAACAACTGGTACTCTCGATGGTGGTCAAGTAAACGAATTAGTATTAGAAGGAAGCTTTGGCCCCACATACAAGGTGACATCAACAAAGGAATTAATCGATTCAGAAACATTAGCTGATTTAACTATTGAGTCATTAGTGCTTAACTATTCAGACGAGGTTAAAAAGTTAATGGCTAAAGCTAAGTATCAAGACGAAATAAATTTTATTGTCTCAAATGAATCTCGTAACAAATTTATAACAAATCTCACTTTAGATCAGAGCGGTAATACACTTGTGTTATACAACCTTGTAAACAAACACGGGAAGGTCTTATATAAGATGATTAAAGATCGGGCAAAGGATCGAAGTGTATTTTTCGTATCAGGAGAAGTAAACGCAGAAGAAAGAGAACGAATCAGAGAATTGACCGAAAAGGAAACAGGTGCGATTATTGTGGCGTCAGTTGGTACATTCTCGACTGGAATTAATGTGAAAAATCTGCATAATATTATATTTGCAGCACCAACAAAATCTCAAATTAGGGTTCTTCAGTCTATCGGCCGTGGATTACGAAAATCTGATTCTGGACAAGGTACAGTCGTTTATGATTTAGCTGATAACCTTTGTTGGAAGAAGCATAAAAACTATACGCATTCTCATGCTATAAATAGAATTAAGATTTATGCTAAAGAAGGTTTTAATTATAACATACATGAGGTACCAATGAAATGAATAAATATTATGAAGAATTATATGGAGAGAATCTATTTACATATAGGTTGTCTGATGGTACATACCTTATAGCTGAAGAATTGGATGTAGATGAAGATAATGGAGCAATATATGTCGCTAATCCTCTTGAGTTAATAAGAGATAGCACTATGGTTAAACTAAGACCATGGGTTATAGTTGATCAAGATGATATCGTAGAATTGAATTCAACGAATATAATATCTAGAAGTAATTCTAGCGAAGCAGTAATATCATATTATTTAAAATATATTGCTTACGAGAAACTTCTGACTAATATCAGTAATATTGATAAAGACGTATTAAATCAAGATGATAATGATGAACTTGATAATCTAGATTCAATGGATGACTTCTTTGATAAGTTGAATAAATCTTCTGAATGTCGATGGGATTGGAAAGCTAACTGAGGTATTGGTTGGTTGATTATATCAATTATAACACTTTATATGTAATAAGTAAACCTTAAAATTAACTATTTACAAATGTGATTAAATAGAGTATAATATACATTATGAAAAAAGAAGAACCAGCTAAAAAACCAGCTAAGCGCGTACGTCGTGCCAAAGAGCATTATGTCAATAATAAAGAATTTTCCCAAGCAGTCGTCGATTATGTTAATAGCGTTAATGAATCTCGCACAGAAGGAAAAGACGAACCAGTAATTACTGATTATATTGGTAGATGCTTTTTAAAGATAAGTGATGGTCTATCCCACAAACCAAACTTTATCGGATATACATATAGAGAAGAGATGGTGATGGATGCAGTAGAAAATTGTATCAAAGCTATTATGAATTATAACGTTGAGAAAGCAACACGAACTGGATTACCAAATGCGTTTGCATATTTTACTCAGATATCATATTTCGCGTTTCTCAGACGTATCGCTAAAGAAAAGAAACAACAAGACATTAAAGAAAGATATATTGCCTATGCAGGCGTAGATGCATTTGCTGATTTTGATTCAGATATGCCCAAATTAGATTCAGAGAATATCATTAATACTATTCGTTCAAAGAATCAGTCTATTAAAGATAAAGATACTGCTATTAAAGAATTTAAAAAGAAGATTAAGAAGGAAGACAAAGATACACCTGCCCGCGGTGTTGAACTTTTCTTTTAATATATTATGAGTAAAATTGCTATTTTGAATGACACACATTTTGGTGTCAAGAATGGATCGGCTATATTTATGGATTATGCATCAAAATTCTTTGATGAGGTATTTTTTCCATATTGTGTCGAGAATGATATTAAACAAGTTCTGCATCTTGGGGACTTCTTTGATCATCGTAAGTATGTTAATTATAAAGTATTAGAACATGCGTATGAGTGTTTTATTTCTAAGCTATACGAGCATGATATGACAATGGATATTATTCCTGGAAATCATGATGTATATTGGAAAAATACCAATTCTCTTAATTCTCTTCAACAGATTTTAACACAATATAAAGACCGAATCACTATTCATTTAGATCCAGCTGATAAAGAGTTTGATGGACTAAGCATCGGATTTCTACCGTGGATGACACAGGATAACCACGATCAATGCATGGAGTTTATTGCTAAATCCAAATCATCTATACTTGTTTCGCATTTAGAATTACAAGGATTTGAGATGGGTAAAGGATTACCTGTTTCTTCGCATGGACTAAATGCGAGTTTATTTTCTCGATATGAAATGATCTTATCTGGTCACTATCACACAAAGTCCAATAAGAACAATATTCATTATCTTGGAACACAAATGGAATTGACTTGGTCCGATGCTGGTGATCCAAAATATTTCCACACTATCGATACCCAAACTCGTGAATTAGTACCAATAAGAAATAAATATGTACTTTTTCGCAGAATAAGGTATAATGATACAGAAACCGAAACAATAACTAAAAATGATATTAATGGAACATACGTAAAGATCGTAGTTGTTTCAAAAAAAGACCTTTATGAATTCGACAAATTCATTGACCGCATTCAATCATATGAACCCTTTGAAGTTAAAATCGTTGAAACTTTTGATGAATATGTTGGAGAAAATGTTAGTGATGATACCGTATCTACAGTCGACACACCTACACTGCTTAATACCTATGTTGATTCTATAGAAACTGATTTAGAAACCGACAAACTCAAAGGCATGCTTCAGGAATTATTTGTCGAAGCTCAACAAATGGAATCTATATAATGCTAATATTTGAATCTATATCTTATAAGAATTTCCTATCAACAGGAGATACACCAACAGTTATACCATTAAACAAAGATTCGGCAACTCTTGTTGTAGGATCTAATGGTGCTGGAAAATCAACAATGTTGGATGCAATATCATATGCATTGTTTGGTAAACCTCATCGTAATATCAATCGACCTCAATTAGTCAATAGTATTAATAATAAAAAACTACTTGTTGAGGTTCAGTTCACTATTGGACCAAACAAATATCGCGTTGTTCGAGGTATGAAGCCAAACATTTTTGAGATCTATCATAATGATAAGCTTCTTAACCAAGAATCACACAGCCGTGACTATCAAAAGATTCTTGAAACTAATATTCTTAAACTAAATCATAAGTCATTTCACCAAGTTGTTGTTCTTGGATCAGGCAACTTTATACCATTTATGCAGCTTCCATCACACCAACGTAGGAATGTGATTGAGGATCTACTCGATATTGGTATTTTTACAAAGATGAATACGCTCGTTAAGGACAGATGTTCAAAAATAAAGAGTGATATTCTTGATACAGATCAACAAATCAATATCATTAAAGAGCAAATCTCTCTTCAAACAAAGCATATCACCGAGTTAAAGAATATCGATATTCAGCAGTCTACAAAGGCTCTTAAACAAATCGAGTCTATATCTACAGAAATCGATCTTCTCGAAAAGCGAAATAATGAGTTACAGTCTAACTATGATGAGGTTGCTCCTTCTCTTTTAAAGAAAAAGAATGCTGCTATTGATAAACAAAATTCTTTAAATGAGTTTAAAATTCAAATT